AATTCTTGTATTCTCATTTCGAAAGGACTCGTCTCTGCCATTTCTCCGTAAGGAACTCCTTGGTCCCGCATAAAGTCTAGTGTGTTTTCATCTTCGAATTCTTCGAATTCTTCGTCTCCTCTATATCCACCAGGATTAACGACTCTTCCTCTGTTGTAACCTATTCTTCCACCGTCTGCCCGGTAATTATAAAGGCTATTTTGATTAGCTCCTGTGCCCATACCATAATTAGCCGCCATAGCGGCAGCTTGATCTGCATTCATACTATACATGTCATTCCCGCTAACATTATTGAGGTTCTTGTTCTTGTTCTGATACATGTTTATTAAATTATCCATAGAGTTCATTTGATTATTGGACAGTTGCATTCCAGATTCCATCTTAGATGGATCGTTTATATTAGTCATAAAATTATTAGGTTTTTGTAATGGAACTATGTCTTGATTTTTTCTAGTAATAAAGTCATTTGCTTTAGGTACTGCGCCAGTATATAAACCCAACTCATTCCCCTTTCTCAATGATGCAGTTGAACCTATACTTGGCATCTCACCTGTATATCCTAACTTAGCTAAATTTTTTTGAGTCATTTCAGTAATAGGAAATTTATCTGATCTATTTAAAATACTATCTATTCTTTTTTGATTTATTCTAGCATCTCTAGCATCTTGCCATTCGCCTTGAGTATTGTATCTGTCTTCTTCTTCATTCCATCCTCTTAATTTTTGTGGATTAAGTCGAGACAACATGGCCATTACCTTTCCAGGAGCTCCTCCAAATATACCTAACGCTCCCTTGAATAAATTTCCAAATCCAAATCCTTGTCCTTGATCTTTATATTCTCTTCCGTAGTGCGATTCTGGCATAACCGTAGATGAACCTTTTTGACCAGCTAGTATACTTAACTCTGCAGGAGATTTTGCTGTATTATATTGTCCCCCACCTCCTCCAGGAGAACTCCAACCTGCATCAGATCCACTTTTATCCATGCCGGCACTAATATCTGCACCAGCTCTATTTTGTGAATCATCGCTCGATCCCCATCCGTTTAAACTCATAATACCAGATGGACCTCTATTCACTCCACCTTTTAAGGATCTGTGTAAATCTTTTTTAATAAGTAAATCTTTTTCTTTTTTTGTAATGTAAGCTAATTCTGTTGTAGGATGATTAGGAGCAGACTGCCAATGTAAGGGAGCCTTAACCATTTTTTGGTTTCCCAAATAATTTTTAACTCCTCCTTGATTACTGTGTGCCATTATCTTCTCCCGTCTGGTTGAATGTCCAGTCTAAATGTTCCGAGCTTCCAGTCTTGTGAAGCTGCGGTGTTTTCTACTTTTAATGCAATGGCTCGTGCCCTTGCACGTGTATCCACTTTATCAGTGGAACTTGTGATTGTAAAGGGTCCTAATGGTGATGTTGCAGCCGTGTTGTTAGGATAGTTTCTCAACATCAAAGTAATTTGGGTGTCCCCTGTTTGAGTAATAAAGTCAGGTAGAAATCTTCTAATCTTCATTAGGTATTCTCCATCCCCTCGTAGGTCTGGGGACCCTAAAAATTGTCCTTGTGATGATCTTTTCTGAGTAATATCAAAATCTCCTGATGTAATTTCACCAAGTACAGAAGTTACTGCACCGCCTGCATTAATTTGATCGGTCCCTGTTTCGTGTTCATAGTAGGTAGTAACTCCATCCGTGTTACCTACAACATCAAAAGAAGAATTATCCGCCGTAGTATAATAACAAGCGTGAGGTTTATCATAGATAGAAGAATCAGCCCAGGCTGTTCGAGCCAGGGATCCTGTATACCATACAGGTTGTTTAGCTAACGCGGTCTCCATGTAATTATAAGTAACAACTCGATCTATAACATTGGATCCGTTTGTACAATAATACCAACTAATTTCTCCAAAGAGATTGTTCAAGCCACAATTAATTAAATTTCTAGAAGTGGTATTAATATCATCGTAAACATAGTCTTCTACTAAGCATGGTATTGTTTGAAGTTGACCAGCATATTGAAAGAATCCATTCTCAGACATCCAGTATGCAATTCCATCTACTTCAACACAGGCGTTTTTACCAATGAGTCCACAGTTCGTTCCTACTTGTTCAAAAGAAAAGGTAAAGGGCTGACCCACAAATCTCATAAGGTAGACAGCATTATCGGTCCAAACATACAGACCTTCCCGACCTCTAATGGCTCCCATCAGTTTAGAACCATTGGCCAGTCTTTGCGTGCCTGCCGTGTTTGTTGCGGTAGGAGTATAATCGCTTGTACTTTCTTGATCGGACCATCTCACAAACATGTCATCTTGAGTAGTCGGGTCTCCAATTGTAGTTTCTGTTCCAAAGAAAATTAAGTGTCTATCAACCGAAGAAACTAGCATGTGTCTCGAAGCTGTCGGTGCTCCTGCAATAACAGTAGCCCTGGTTCCCGTTGCATTAGCAGCGGTTGAATCCCATGAAAAACATTTACCATTATAAATTAAAGCAATAAGAGTAGTTCCATAATTATCTAGTACCCAGAGTCCGGGTTCAAGGGTAACATCCTGTGAAGAAGATTCTCCCCAGGCTACGTAGTCTGAAATATTGGTTACAGTATCGCCGGAACTATGAGTAGATGGTGAAGTAGTAGCGGATTGTGCTGTGGTTCCGTTAACTCCTCTTGCTCCTCCACTAAGAATTCCTGTGGCTGTATCGTTAGCGGTAAAAGAAATATCCTCTGTCCCTACTCTAATTTCTCCTGAAGTAGGAAAAGCAGTTGAGCTGGCAAGAGTAATATTTGTTGTGCTTACGTCTGCAATGTCAGCACCTAATGTAGTCGTCGCTGGACCTGCAGCTGTTCCTGACCATTGACCAGTTCCAAAACCATAGCCTCCAATTTCTTGGGGCGGTCCTACCGTATAATAAGTTTGGGCTCTAGCACTTCCTACATTAGTAGTGGTTGCTGAGGCCTGAGAAGTCATTGTAACTGTAATGGTTGTTGAAGTAGGAATAGATGTAGCCATGAATTTCTTATCTTCAAAATCTGCATCGGTGTAACCTGAACCCGGAGGCGCGGTGACTGTATCTAATAAAACAATATCATCTTCAGCCATACCATGTACCGAGGGAAACGTTATCGTAACGGCAGTATCATTTATAGTTGTAGAAAAATCACAGCCTGTAATTGTATTGTTAATAGGATGAATATCATGGAAGAGACCTCCTAAATAAACATATAAAATTCTATTGGTGCCAATTGCGGCATATTTAATACCTGCATTATCATCAAATTGATGAAGGGCTCGACCGGCCCCAGTCATATTGTCTTCGCCGAGTTGATCCCAGCCCCCTATTTTTTCAGGGGTTCCATATCTAAAACGTACATAGTCTCCTCCTGTCCACTGCCCTTCGGCACCAGTAGGAGTAACTTGTTTGTTGAATCCGGGTCGAAAATTTACTTTTTGTAGCATAGAAAAACCTGTTTGGTCTGGTGTATCTCAGATTCAGGGGTAATTCAATCTGTTTTTAGGAGCATTATATTCCACTCTAGCTTTGAAATCAAATCAGGAAGATAAACTGTGTTGAGTGGTTGGTTCTTTATATACTTATGAAGCTCTTCTATATCAATAAGGATCCAACGGTCTTTAGTTTCAAATACCATTTTGTCAGCTTTAGTTAAAAAGTTACCTTTTTTGCCAATAAAACCATCAGGCTGTTCTTTGATAGGTCTTAAATCAAATTTAAATTTTTGATTGGATCTGTTTTTAATAATACCTTCGACATCCCAAAGCTCATTTGTTTTTTGTTTTGTATTGGAATGGCTGATATGAATTAAATTATCTATAAAATTAGACGACATCAATAACTTACGGCGCCGCCCCGGCTCCAATTAAATTTCGAGTCTTTAATAAAAGTATAAGATAAACTAATTCTTCTATGGTCCGTAATTTTTAAAGGAACCTCATGAGAAAGAAAACTTCTGAAAATACACAGATAACCTGTGGACGGTTTTATAATAATATCCTCAACTGTTAAAGGATTTATATTCTGTACTGGATACTTAGCAGTCAGCTCTGATGGGTTCATCATATCAGGAGGGGTTGGGCTATGTATTACTAGAGCTATATCTTCTATGTAGCCAACCAGATAATAAACAGCTGTAAAAATTGATCCTAGATGAGCATGGGGAGAGTTAACATTATATTTCTTGTAGTCATTAAACCAGGAATCAGCAACCTTCATTGGACCAAAATTATATTTTTTAGAAAATTCATTCACGTGAGCAATTACAAATTTATTAATATTATTAAATTTTTTATCTTTATGTAGTTGGTAATAATTGAAACACTCATCCTTTTCTCCTTTAATTTTATCAATGTGTGGTAATAATCTTTTGTATTCTTTCTCAGGATTGGGATGATATGCCTCACCTAAGGCTGTAGGAAACCAGTGACCTATTTTTAAATTCGTTTGCATTCTTCCCCTGGATATTTTAAAGACGACGGTTTTGCTCTAGAGATATATTCAAAAAATGTAATTAAAGTCAAGCGGTCTTTACTCTTTGAAGTATTAAAATTATTGACTGCATGAAAATTAGAAGAATCAAATAGAATACATCTATTGGGCACCGAGTCAAAAGAGACTGTTTTTTTAAATCTAGAATTATTTCTTTTTATTGCTTGTTTATATAACTTAGATTTTATTGTTGATGGATTTCTATTAGATTCAGTTTTAATTTTATAAAGGTGGTTCGCTATAGAGGCATGGTGTATTTGTTTATAAAGAGAAGTTCCACAATTCTCATCTCCGTCTAAATAAATAATACAGGATAGTTCTTTATTTGGGCTGTCTTGATGCACCCATCCTTCGCCCTGCCATCGTGAGTCTATTTTCTGAAAGGTCATTTCTGCATTCCAACATAAACTTGTCCATTCATTAGGATATAAAAGAGAAATTATTTTTGACCCGACCTGATGAAAAAAATCAGAGTCAAGAGTATGTATAAAAGGAGATCTTTCACCGGGCCATTCTCCTCCTGGTGCAGTTTTATAAGGTAAGGAGCTAGCAAACTTAACTACTTCCTTTAAGTTTATAAAAAAATCATCGTTACAAATAGTAGGCCAAATCATAATTCAAAATTAAAGTTAATTAAAATCCTTCTGGCTTTATCTGTTTGAGAGATGCCTCTATGCTCTAAGTTCCAGGCAAACAGTACCATTCTGTTCTCTCTACTTTGTACGTCTTCGTGAGCACCATTAATTGCAAACGATGTATGTCCATTACATGTGTTTAAATAATATATACCGGTTATACCTCTCCTCCCCGTACCCATAAGTTCCGGAAAATCCACATGATACTTAGTTTCGATTTTTTCACCTTGATTATACTGTAGGTTTATTTTACTTCTTATACATTCTTTAAACTTAATCTTCTTTTTAAATGGTTCTATTATCTCCTCAAAAAAATAACTATTCTTATCTTCTTTATACACAAGACTATGGCAGAAAAAAGAATCTTTGCCGTGAGTTGTTTTTTCATATGTAGACTTAGGGGCCCAATACCATGGAAAAGTTTCAGACATAATTAATTTATCTAATTTTTTAAATGCTCTTTTGGATAAAAAATTATCCATGACCTTTATTTCTTTATCATTAGTCCAAGTGATCATAGTCTCCTTTTAATTCAAAGTTAAATGATAAAGAATATCTCTTTTTGGAACTTTTATTTTTAGGAACGGAATGATCCAACATGGGATCGAACAAAACAAATTTTCCTACTTCGGCTTCTATGTGTTTATTGTATAAAGGGAAATAGGTTGACACACCTTCTGTTAAATATAAAATCCCCGAAACAGAAGATGGATGATGATTGTGTATATAAACGTAATCATTTTTATCTAAAATATTTCCCCAAGAATCTTTTAACCGAATGTCTCTTTGTATAACTTTCTTAAAATTAGGACGGATCAAATCTAAAAATTTTATAAAATTGTTATTGCTGTTAAAATATTTGAAACGGGTCATCCTTCCTTTAACATTTGTTTTATAACTACTGTTCGTTTTACTTTTAGTTCCCAGCGTAATGTCAGATATTAATCTTTGAATTAAATCAGGGTTATTTATTTTACCAATTAAAATAAAAGAATCTTTTTCAATCGGTTTTATATGTAGATCAAAATCCATAATCAAAGCATACAGTTTAAATTAAAAGCAATTATAATTTTTTTATCCT